TAAAGCGATCTCTAAGAGGAATATGAAGTGAGACCAGTATCAGTCGGACTTAACCCTACAGCAAATACGCTGACAACTGTTTATACAGTTCCTACGGGTTATTACGCCAAGTTTACTGTGATGTACATTCACAATACTGGCGGTTCGACTAAGCACATTACTGTTCAATGGTATGACGCAAGCACTGCTACTACCTTGGATATTCTTACTAACTACGACTTTACTTCAAAGCAATACCTTCAGTTTGATGGCAATGCTTATATCGTTTTAGAAGAAGGCGATAGAATTCAAATTACTACTCAATCTGCTAGTAGCTTTAGTTTTATTGCCACATTTGAAGTTTCAGGAGCGCAAAGAACATGACCTACTTAGAACTTGTTAACGATGTTCTCACTCGATTGCGTGAGACAACTGTTTCTACAGTCTCAGAAACAACTTATTCCGCATTGGTTGGCAAGTTTGTCAATGATGCTAAACGTCAAATTGAAGATTCCTATAATTGGAATGTCTTGGGACAAACAATTACAGTTACTACCACCAGTGGCACAAGTTCTTACGCTTTGACGGGTGCGGGTCAGAAGTTCCGTGTTAATGACGCTATTAACACTACCAGTGTTATAACATTGGATAACACCACTACTGCGGACATGAACCGCAAACTCAACTTTGGTACACCTTCACAATCTATTCCTTCAGAGTTCTGCTTTAGTGGTGTAGATGGTAGTGGTGACACAAAGGTTGATCTGTTTCCTGTTCCTGATGGTGTCTATACACTTAAGTTTGATTTGACCATCCCACAGGCTAATCTGTCTGCTGATGGCACTTCAGTCAAGGTATTGGACTATTTGGTGACTCAAAGTGCCTATGCTCGTGGTTTGATTGAGCGTGGTGAGGATGGAGGCACTGCTTCTAATGAAGCGTACGCTTTGTTCCGTGGAATGCTATCTGACGCTATTGCATTGGAAAGCACTCGTTACCCTGAAGACAACTTTGTGGCGGTCTAAATGGCAGCACCACTTCAAAGTCAAAGTATTAGCGCACCAGGCTTTTTTGGCCTGAACTCGCAAGATTCGCCATTAGATTTGGCATCTGGCTTCGCTTTGGTTGCCGCTAACTGTGTCATTGACCAGTATGGTCGTATCGGCTCACGCAAGGGCTATACACTTCTTAATTCCTCATCAGGAAATCTTGGTGATAATGATGTGGGTGTTATCCATGAATTAGTCCAATCTGATGGAACTTTGACTGTTCTGTTTTCTGGAAATAACAAACTATTTAAACTTGGCACTTCTAATGCTGTGACTGAGTTGACCTATGGTGGCGGTGGTTCTGCTCCTACCATTACGGCTAATAATTGGCAATGTGCTTCTTTAAATGGCATTGCATACTTCTTCCAAACAGGACACGATCCACTCATTTTTGACCCTGCTATAAGTACAACTACTTACCGCAGAGTTTCTGAGAAATCTGGCTATGTCGGTACTGTTCCGCAAGCAAACATTGGTATTTCAGCATTTGGTCGTTTGTGGGTGGCTAATACATCTACAGATAAGGTGACGATTACCTTTTCTGACTTGATTGCAGGTCATGTATGGGGCGGTGGTACTTCAGGCACTTTAGATGTATCTCGTGTGTGGCCTAATGGTGCTGATGAAGTAATGGGTCTAGCGGCTCACAATGATTTCTTTTTCATCTTTGGCAAGAGGCAGATACTTGTTTACTCTGGTGCTTCTACACCCGCTTCTTTGGTTTTGAGCGACACAGTAGGTGCTATTGGGTGTATTGCAAGAGATTCCATTCAGAGCATTGGTACAGACGTTATCTTCTTGTCAGACTCGGGTGTTCGTTCTTTGATGAGGACAATCCAAGAGAAATCTGCACCCCTAAGAGACTTGTCTAAAAATGTTAGATCAGATTTAGTATCCTCTGTAACTGGAGAAAATCTGGCGAGTATAAAATCTGTTTATTCAGAAAAGAATGCTTTTTACTTGTTAACTCTCCCATTGTTGGCACAGGTCTTTTGTTTTGATACAAAGATGCAATTGCAAGATGGAGCATACAGAGTAACCAAGTGGGATTCTGTTGCGCCAACAGCTCTTCACTCGCTTCGCAATGGTGACTTGTATATTGGTAAAAGAGGTTTTATAGGTAAGTATGGAGGTTTCTTAGATAACACATCTACTTACCGACTATCGTATTTTACTAACCATGCAGACCTTGGTAATGAGAATCAGATTTCTATTCTCAAGAGAATTAAGACAATCATCATTGGTGGCTCTAACCAGTTTGTGACGATCAAATGGGGGTTTGACTTTGCTGCCAACTATTTGTCTGGTAACGCTTTCATCCCTACACAACAGAACTATGAGTATGGACTTGCTGAGTACGGAGTAGCCCAATACTCTGGCGGTTTATTGATTAAAACACTAGATGTAAATGCTTCTGGTGCGGGAAAAGTTGTTCAAACAGGTTACGAAACCACTATCAACGGCACTCAACTGTCAATTCAGAAGATTGAAATTCAATCTAAGAACGGGAAAATATCATGAGTAACTACACAAAAAGTACCAACTTTGCGACTAAAGATAACCTCACGCCTGGCGATCCACTAAAGATTGTCCGTGGTACTGAGATTGATACTGAGTTTAACAATATTGCTACTGCTGTTGCAACTAAGACAGATAATTCTGCTGCGGCGATTACTGGTGGAACAATTACTGGTATTACAGACTTAGCAGTTGCTGATGGTGGTACTGGTGCTTCTACTGCGGCTGGTGCGTTGAACAACCTCTTGCCTAGCCAAACAAGTAACGCTAACAAGTATCTTCAAACTGATGGCACAAATGCCTCATGGGATGCGGTAAGCCTCTCAACTGCTGATATTACAGGAACTCTTGGTGTTGCCAATGGTGGTACTGGTGTAACTACATCTACAGGAACAACCAATGTAGTGTTGTCAAACTCGCCAACATTGGTGACTCCCGCCTTGGGAACTCCATCAGCCTTGGTTGGCACAAACATCACAGGGACTGCTTCTGGTCTGACTGCGGGTAACGTCACTACTAATGCTAACTTAACAGGTGCAGTCACTTCTGTTGGCAATGCAACGTCACTAGGCTCATTCACCTCTGCTAACCTTTTGGGTGCTTTGACAGACGAAACAGGAACGGGATCAGCAGTATTTGCTACCTCTCCTACCTTAGTAACTCCTATCCTTGGAACGCCTACTAGCGCAACCTTAACGAACGCTACAGGTCTTCCTATCTCTACAGGTGTGTCTGGTTTGGGTACTGGAATTGCGACTGCTCTAGCGGTCAATACAGGCTCTGCGGGTGCGCCAGTATTGTTCAATGGTGCATTGGGTACACCCTCTGGTGGCACTTTAACATCAGTAACTGGCCTACCACTGACAACTGGAGTGACAGGAACACTACCTACTGCCAATGGCGGTACAAACTTAGGTGGTGCTACTCCATTCACATCAGGCGGTGTGGTTTACGCATCTAGTACAAGTGCATTGGCTACTGGGTCTGCGCTTACTTTTGATGGTTCTAATTTGGGTATTGGAGTTACTCCGAGTACCACCAATTCTGCAATAAAATTATTAGACATTAATACAACGGGAAGTATTGCTTCTTACAGCGATAGCACAACCGCCCAATTTACATATTTATCGTCTAACGCTTTCCTTAACTCAGGACTTTCTTGGACTTATAAGTTAACAGGTATAACCTCATCCGCTTATATGCAGTCCCACAATGCTGGTCATATTTGGTACACAGCCGCATCAGGAACAGCAGGGAACACTATCTCCTTTGCTCAACCAATGACTCTGGATACAAGTGGAAATTTGATGGTTGGTATGACATCGCCACTTTTGAGTACAAGTGGTCGTGGAAACATTACTCTAAATGGGTCAAGTGAAACAATTTTGTCTTTTGGAATTGGTGGTAACTTAGCTTCATATATTTATAGTACCGCCTCGGCTATGGTTTTTAATGCACAGACTTCAAGAACTATTAATTTTGAAACAGGTGGTTCAGAAAGACTACGCATCACAAGCACAGGTAAAGTAGGTATTGGAACAAGTTCGCCTGATGAAATACTCCGTATAAATGGTGGTTCAGATGGAGATTCAAGACTTAGGTTGTACAACCAAGGGACTGAAATGGGTGCGCTTGGTAGCCAAACAGGTTACTTTGGTTCTGGTGGTGCAAACCAATTACTTTTACATGGTGCTGTTGGTTTAACTGTTGCCTCTAATTCGGCTTTGATTTTTATGGCTGGTGGTGTAACAGAACGTATGCGTATTGACTCGGCAGGCATTGTTACGATGAATGCTTATGGTGCGGGAGCAGCGACATTTTCAGCGGCTGGTGTTATTTCATCCGTATCAGATGAAACATGGAAAATTAAAGATGGTGTCCCATCTAATCCTGACGTAATGCTTCAAAAGTTAGAGCCATGCTATTGGTTCTATAACGAAGAAAAAGCACCTATTTTTGGGCAAGAAAGACAATTAGGTTTCTTTGCTCAAAACGTCAATGTTGCTATCGGCCCAGAAGCCGCACCAGAGCCAGAAGAAGGAAAGCCTTGGGGCTATTACGACAGGTCAGTTTTAGCGATAACTGTTATGTCTTTGCAAAAAGCACTTACAACTATTGAAACCCTCAAGGAACGACTTGATGCCGCTAATCTTTAAAAGGAAATAACATGACAAACTGGACTATCTCAACACTTGAGCGTGAAACCTCAAACGGCTTTGTAACAACTGCACACTGGCAAGCCACAGCAGTAGATGGAGACTACACAGCCTCTATTTACTC